ATCTTACGACCAACTGCGCCATAATAATTCTTTGGTCTTACTTAAATGAACATTTAGAAAAAACCCAGCAGGGTAATTTAAGTCAATTAATGATAAAAAGTGGGATTCAATTCCAACAGTGCAATCACGGATTTTTTAAATCAAACCTTGCAAAAGCCCTTTATCATTCCTATTGGGATCAATCACCAGACCAATTCAGCATTCTCTTTTTAGCTAAAGTCTTTTTTATGCTAGAAGAACACAACCTAACTTATAATAGACTGAAGCTTGCTGGAGTCACTATTCCCTAGTTTTCACCTCCAGATCTTACCCAGATCAGCTTTCTCTCTTTGGTTCCTGATTCCCAAAATGTTGCTTGAAACAATCATCACAAATCAGATCCCCACTGGGTTGCCATAGCCTCTGCAATTCCTAAATAGGTTAAGCTCCTTTTTTTCCATCTATCATCAGAGGGTGGCAATTTATTTTGCCCAGTGTCCGTTTGATTTGCCCACCGTTTAGCACCACCCACGATCCTTGGCTCAATGAGCTTTGTGGGTTCCAAAGGGGGCAACCCCTTAAGCCAAAGGCAAGTATTTTTGCTGGCATCCTCACCAAACTGCCAAGGCTGGATTTTTTGATCTGGCTTTCTGATTCTTGTGGAAATGCACCCAACAGGATTCTCAAGAGCTATTTTGGGGATATCGGCCCCCAATAAGGCCTCAATAAAAACCAAAGCTTTCTCAGTTTCCAAAGTTCTCAATGCTGCTTTTTCTGGGTCTTTTTTGTTTTTATTCCAATGGAGGCCAGAGCTGCAAAGAAAAGTACAAGGTGGAAAAACTATCATCATATCCCACTCATTATTTAGGAGAGCCAAAACATCACCTTGGATATGGGGGCCAACTACGTCAGAGGGCAAAAAATCACATGAGATTGCATTGTGGCCTTTTTTTATAAACTCATCCCTCACCCGCCCTGAATACTCACAAGCCACTAAAATATTCATTGTTTCCCTTTTATTGTGGTTTAAATTTTCCATTTGGCCCTCTTTCCTGATTTTTAGCCCTTATTGCCCGTAAATTTCCCAACGGTTGTTCCACGGTTTCAGCCTTTATTCTTTCGGCTTTCAGGTGCCTTGCAACTAGGGCCAAATAGATTTCAATAGCTGCAAACAGGAATCTGACCAAAAGAGTCAAAAAGAACTCAATCAAGGCATGGGATGAACCTTTTTTCTTAAGTCTTGACTCTGCCTGGATTTTCTCTCTCTTGGCTGTCACTTGCCTCAATAGCAAAGCTGCATTTGTGGTTTGCTTGGCCAGCAAAAACTGGCTCATATTTGCCACCATGGATCTCTCTTGCTCTTTTAAAAGTTCGACTTGCTCAGAGGTTTTCCAATCTTCAAAAACAGGCAAGGCAATCTGCATTGCTGCAGTGCCAGCCTCTAAAATCAAAAGCAACCCAATCAGCCCCCAGGCAAATTTGGGGCTTGGCCCTTGCTCATAAGTCAAAGCCAAGATGGCCAAAGGAAACAAAGAGGCCACAAAATAGCCTCTTAAGGGGCTTTTGTAGAGTTCGCCAAAGTAAGCCCCTGCATCCACTGCCAAAACATCAGTTAATAATGGGTTTTTGTTAATTGCTTCAACATCTTTATTGCTAATATCAGCCTTACTGTTGTCAAAAGGTACGTTATTAACAGTATACCATCCTTTTACAATCCCAGCTTCATATTTTTATGCTGGAAAGTCTTTCTCAAATAATTGGTTGAATCCCTTCACTTTTCTTCCCCGTGTATATAATTGATTCTAAATTTACTAAATTGTTTTACTATTCTTTGCCATGTTGATACTGTATAGAAATTGGGATCACTAACAGTCCATTTTATTCTATTGGCTTCCCTTATATTTAGGTCAACGTCAATGAATAATCTTCTTAGCATATGATAATATTCAGGTCTGCTTCTTTGACTGATTTTGACATCAAGACTCTCAATTTCAACACTATAAAATGGGGTTAATACAGCCTTGAAAAAGGAATGACTATCACTGACCTTACGGTGTGTAAATCCTGTAGTAAATTGTCTGGATGTAGAACCCAATACATAAATCGTTTTATCATTTGTGATTACGTTTACATAGGGGTATTCACTGTTAATAGAAGCAGCAATCTCACGAGCAACTTTTGTAATAAATCCCATATATCTACGATGGTGGTTATAGAACATATCGGCAGGCTGATTGACTTTCTTGACTGGAACTGCACTATCGTATACTTCTAGCCCGTCAACAAACTCTATATAATTACCATATTTTTCAGACTGAAATTTAACTATACCTAGAATACCGTGATCATCGATCACAACGTCATCTACGTCCAGTTGTTTTTGTCTGGCTCCAATAACACTAGCGCTCTTGACCTTGAGGTCAATGAACGATGGTTGGGACTCATTTAATTGTATCATGGATTATTCGTCACCTGATTTTAAACCTTTTGACTTTCTTAATTTTTGTCTAAGAATAGCATTTCTTCCTGCCTTAGCCTTACCTTTAGTTCTTTGGGCTTTCTTTTGAAAACTACCTTTCTTAAATCTCTTTGCTGAATCACGCATCTTTTTCTTCAATGCACCAACAGTACCGTCTTTCTTGACAAACTTTTTGAGTTTTGCATCCCATCTATGCTTAGCCTTGAAAGCAAGTGAGTCTGCTTTTGGCCCAAGCTTGGAAGCTTCTTTTTCTTTGTTAACCTTATTGATAATCTTTTTCTTATCAGATTCTTCATCCAATTCTTCAGATTCAAACATGTCATCATGTAAATACTTTTCTTCAAAAGTACCTTCTGCCAAGTCATCAATAACTGAATCACCGAAGTATTCAACCATTTCATTAGCGAAGTCAATATCTGCTTCGCTCAGTTCATCTATCTCAATTGTTTCTTCGAGTATTTGTTTAAATTTCATGTAGCCCCTTTTCTTCTATTTATAAAAACTCCCTTTTATCTATAATAAATACAAGAGGAATCTACCTATTATTTAGGTAAGCAAAAAGGAAAGAATGAATAAATCCACACCAGAAGCAACCGAACAAGAAAATCTTTACAAAGCCTTAAAGGACTTAAAAGTTAAGTCTAATAAAGACTGTAAGAATCTTGACCCTGACTTCCCCTTAAAAGACGATACTGTATCCACCATGAGACAAAAATGGATCACTATTAAGTCTGAATATGATGTTTTATATATTAAGGCTGAAGCTAAGAGGAAACTTAAATATAAAGAGTTGCTACAGTACTACGATCCCAGAAGTGCTAACACTCAAATGATTATTAATACTAAAGAACAGATGACTCTGTTCATTGAAACCGACACTGGTTATACTCACTTACTTGAGAAGTCTCAAATAATTAAGATAATTGCTAAGTTTTGTCAAGATACTATTGACACTATAGATAAGAGAGGCTTCGATCTAAGTAACATAATTAAGTATAAAACGTTAGAGGTTAAGTTCGGTATATAAGCTATACAAGTTAATACAGTTATTATACCACGAAAAAGATCAAAATGTCAAATAGAACTATAAGAGTAACATAATTAAGTATAAAACGTTAGAGGTTAAGTTCGGTATATAAGTTAATACAGTTATTATACCACGAAAAAGATCAAAATGTCAAATAGAACTATAAGAGTAACAAAATTAGATGCTGCAAGGCTTAGAATAGAGGCTCACCCTTCAATTGAGAGTGATCTGAAAGCCCACTTTTCAGCCAGAGCGCCAGGTTGGAATTTTCATCCAGCATACAAATCTGGCAACTGGGACGGTTGGACTAGGTTTTTTACGTTCAAAGTACTCCCTATGGGTTTGTTGAAAGAACTTCAATCCTATGCAGAAAGAAAGAACCTGACTATTATACTACAAAAAGACGTTTATAGCAATTACGATATATCTAAAAATGACCTACTTGAATTTATTGATACCTTACAAATACCAGTGGATTTTGAGCATAGAGATTACCAACTGGACTCCACTCTAGCTGCATTGAAGAATAAACACATTTGCATCAAAGCCAATACTGGATCAGGTAAATCCCTAATAATGTATTACATCACCAGAATGATGCTACTCTTGGGCCATAGAATGGTCATTATTGTACCTAAAGTCAACCTGGTTGAACAACTATACAAGGATTTTATCAATTACGGTTGGTACGACCTAGATGATAGTGTTAGACTGGTGCATGGAAAAACTGAGAAGGATTTCACTAAGCCAATTACAATTACTACATTTCAGTCCCTTGCACCTTTTCTTAGGAAAAAGGATAGGGCTAAGGGTGACAAACTGTTTAGAACCTTTGGATGTATCATGGTCGATGAATGCGTTGCCGCTGGTTCTTTAATAACAACGATTGATGGTTTTACACCTATAGAAGATTTGGTAGTGGGTGAATGTGTATTGACTTTAAACGAAAATAACATGGAATATGAGTATAAACCTATTAAAAAAACATATAAAAATATGTTGAAATCAACCAGTGAAAAGACGTTTGAAATGGAAACTGAAAATGGGAATAAATTGATTTTAACGGGCAATCATAAAGTTAAACTCAAAAATGGTAAATGGGTGAGGGTTGATGAATTAAAGGTTGGTGATGACCTCATCAACCATGAAGCATTCAAAAGTTAGAAGGTTTATAAATAGAATGATAGGATAATTAATATGATAAATTTTAAATCAGAATTTCATTTAAAATATGACGATATAAACAAACATCAGTTGGCTAGATATGTGAATTTCGTAACAAACATCAAAGAAAAAAACCATAATAAAAACCCCCATGATGGAAATGAATCACATCACGTATTACCAATCAGTAAATTCCCGATGTATATATCGGATGATAGAAATATCGTAGTAATGACCCCAAGGGAACATTTCATATCGCATTTTATATTGGCTAAAGCTGTGGGTGGCGTTATGTGGTTTGTAACAAATTTGATGGCTAATTCTAACAATCCTTACCAACAACGCAAATCTTTTAATATATCTTCTAAATTATTTGAAACTATAAAAATTAAAAATGCTGCGATAGCATCTAAAAATACCAAAGAATATAGGGCCAAAGAATCAAAATCGGTGAAATTGGGTAGAGTCAATAAGTGGAGGGATAATTATAATAATAAAACAATTGAAGAAAAGAATTTATCAAGACAAAAACAATCATTGACTAGGAAAACCAGACGAGATGCTGGTGATTACGAATTGGAGTTTGAAAGAATTGAATGTGAAGTGTGTGGTAAAATGATAACTAAACATAAAATGGAAAGACATTTAAAAATGCACTTAGACAAGGCAGCTGCATATAAAGCCAAACATTGTATTATTTGTAAAGGAAGAATACATAAAGAAGTGGATAAACATTATAACAGGTATCATAAAAGAATAAAATGAAAATAAAATCTATAAAAGAAGTTGATTATAATGACCATGTTTATAATTTGGAGGTGGAAGATAACCACAATTACATAGCTAATGGGTTCGTGGTGGCTAACTGTCACAAAGCCAAATCCAAGACCATTAAGGAAGTGGCGTTGAAATGTACAGAAGCAGATTGGCGAATCGGTCTGTCTGGTACTTTTCCCCCTTACAAATCTAGTGACTGGATTTCTATCACTGGATCACTTGGCCACATTACAAAGTTCACTGACTACAAAACCCTAAGAGACGAGGGAAAACTGGTTAATGTAGAAATCAAGACCATTGTTTTGCATTACTCGGAAGAAACAAGGGCCAAGAACTTTGAACTTATGGAATCCTTGGAGTTTGAAGGTGGAGCAGCAAAGTTTTCAGCTGAATCCAAGAACATCAACTCCAATAAGGCTAGAAAGAAATTCATTGTGGATATGGCTGCCAACCTAGACAAAAATACTATTGTTTTGTTTAAGGAAATTGAATATGGCAAGGCACTGAGGGATGATCTTCTATTAAGGGAAAAGAACGGGGTTTACTATGTAGATGGTCAAGTATCAGCCAACGACAGGGAAGATTTCAGAGATTTGATGGAAGCTGAGGACGACCAGACCTTGATTGCATCCTTTGGTACATTTGCTGAGGGTGCCAATATCAAGAATATTCACCATGCAGTCTTTGCTGAAAACCACAAGACAATATACAAGGTGGTGCAAGCCATTGGTCGTGGTGTTCGTGCCATGAAAGGTAAGACAAAGATGGTGGCTTATGACGTGGTTGATGATCTATCATACACCTATGTCAATCCTGAGACAGGCAGAACAAATACCTATAAGAATTATTCCTTGAAACATTGTAAGGATAGATTGAAGATTTACAGGGAGGAAGGCTTTGACAAACCTACCGTGCATCACATCAATTTGACTGAATGATATTATAATGATATAATTAGGATAACAAAAGGAAAATATGGCTAAAAAAAGAAATTATGTAAACAACCCAGACCTTTATAAAGCAATGACTGACTGGATCAATACTGCCCAAGTTCAGGAGGCTATAAAGATATATGCCAAAATGAAGGGGTATAAAACAGCAGCAGTTAAGACCGATGAAACAAAAGCATTGGCCAAGAAGTATAATCTCTTGTATAAAGCTTCTATTAGGAAGGGTATTCTTTTGATGCCTTCCTATATTGTGGAAAGTTTTATAGAAATTGCCAAGAATTATTCCACCAAGATCAATTTTTCTGGTTATCCTTTCATTGAAGATATGAGATGTGAAGCAGTTGAATTGTGTATGAAATATGCTGATAGGTTTAGACCCTTAAAGGGTAACAACCCCTTTGCTTATTTCACCCAGATAGTGAAAAACTCTTACAAGCAATACACCAAACGTGAAAAGAAATACGCCATTCTGAAATTTACTATGACAGAAGAAGGCATGTATAACGCCCATAAATTAAATTATAACAACATAATGAATCATAATAGAGATGACAAAGGAAATTATATCGACGGGACTGAAGGAGATCAACAAAATCAACTCTTTAATCCAATCGTCGACTGACCAACACAACCAATTAGATATAGACTTTCAAAACCGAATGGAAGCTCTATTGATAGTCAGAGAACAAATCCAATACGATGTCGGTGCAGCTAAGACTAAAATCCCTATAGGGACTACAGTTTAATGGAAAGAATTATTCACGATCTACCAAGGTACTGTTGAAAAGGTTTCTTATAGAAAACCAATGAATTATGACTATGGTGAAAACTCAAAGTATGCTTGGAATGATGACAAACCATCCCTATTTTATACAGTTAGACCACAATCCCTTTCATGGGAGATAGGTGATGACGCTGGTAAATGGTTACCAGTTGGAAATGACAGACTTGGTAATGCTATACACCAAATGGATGATAGTATGTTTACATTAACAGAACCACCAAAATCAATATTATGACTAGAAAATCAGAAACCAAATGGAAAACTGCAAATTGTGGTAGGTGTGGGGAAGCTCACTCTGGATACTCAGGCAAACTAGACAGTACAAATGTCGAATATGTTGTATGTGGTATTACCAATAAAAGAATGAACGTGGGTCAACTCAGTTTATTGCCTACCGTGTGGGTCAAAGAATGAAAATGGCAGTAGTTGGTGGTCGTGACTTCAAAGATTACGTATTAATGTGTGATCAACTTGACACATTTGATGACATCACGCAAATCATTTCAGGTGGCGCTGGTGGGGCTGATTCCCTAGCAGAATCATATGCCAGAACTAGGCGAATCCCTACTACCATACATATGGCAGAATGGGATAAATACGGTAAGAGAGCTGGTTTTAAAAGGAATCAATTAATCTTTGATGATGCTGACGGTGCCGTGATATTCTGGGATGGAAAATCAAAGGGAACTGCTCATACATTAAGCCTATTCCAAAAATCAAACAAACCATTTATTATTGTACAATATGACTAAAATAGTTTTTATAACCGACACACACATCGGTCGGTCTTCATTTGCTAGAAATATCTTTGATAACCAAATGGAATACTTCGAAAAAGAACTATTCCCATACCTCCTTAAGAACAATATCAAAAATGTTATACATGGTGGTGACATCGTTCATAACAGAAATTTCATTGATACATACATTTTACAAGAGTTCAAAGAAAGATTCTTCAAATGGTTTGATGATCACTGCATAAATCTGTACTGTTTGGTTGGTAACCACGACTCAACCTTCAAAAATACCATTAGATACAACTTCCAAAGAGCCAATCTTCAAGAATTTGACAACGTACATGTCATAGACAAATCTGAAATTACAACCATCGAAGGTTATAAGTTTGGGTTCGTGCCATGGGTCGTTAATACCAAATCCGATTACTTACCTAAACCAGAAGACGTTGACATCGTGGTTGGTCATTTTGAAGCAGCCAACGTGTTAATGAACGGTAAACAATATGCAAAGGAAGGGATCGACAAGGAAGAATTCACTCCATACAAATTAGTTCTATCTGGTCATTACCACGCAACATCTAAGAATAAATGTCTCAGGTATCTAGGTGCTCAGTATCAAATGAACTGGGGTGATTACAACAATAAGAAAGGATTTTGGGTCTTGGGTGATGACTACAAGATGGATTATGTTGAAAACAATTTCAGCCCTAAGTTCCTTAAGTTGTATTATCATGAAAAAGGTGGTAAGGTACAATTAGAACTTGGTGGATTGGGAGAGCAAAAAGAGATTGAGTTTGAAGATGCCAAAGCGTTGGTGTCTAAGAATTACATCAAATTCATTGTTAGGGATTACAACAACCAAGGTCTGTTAGAAAGATATTTTGAGCAGATCACCAGTGAATCTTTATCAAGAACGGATTTAATTAATGAATCCAGTATAGTAGAAGACTTTGACCTTGACAAGTTTGAGCAGGAATTTTCAGAAGATGTTGATATGATTAACCTCATTGATACATTCGTACAGAATTCACAGTTCAATCAGGGAGTTGATAAAAAGACCCTAATGGGCGAATTCAGAACACTTCATGAATCGGTCACTCAGGATTGATTCAAAATTGACAAAAAGGACAAACTATGTTAAAATATGATTGTGATGCTTGCGGTGCAGAAGCAGCCACTGACGACAATATGTACAGTATCAGACACAACACGACCGTTGAATCTTTTATTGATGGAAACACAACTGCTGAAGAAATATCATTGGCTCAAGAATACCATGAGGAACTTGATCTATGTCCAGTGTGTTATAAATTAGTATTAGTTGTAATGGGTAAAGAAATATCAAAAATACAAAACAATACAAAACAATGAATGAAGATAGACATAAATTAGACTCGGATACCAGTAGGTTAAGTCAATTATCATTAACTTTGCTGGCCACATCAGCACTCACTGAATTATACTCAGTGGTTAAATATTGGTACGATAGTCATGAAAAACATGATAAATCATCACTTGATGTTGTTATACATAGTAGGTTTTTATCACTAAGTGGTAGACGTGTGTTGTATGATTATAGTTATGTGTATGATGAAACAATATGGTTACCTGATGAACCCGAATCATATGGTAAGATTATTAGGATATATGCTAACCCAGCCAAGACCATGACATTTACGGGGTGGTCAATTGATCTGAGTAAAGTACCAGAAGAAGCTGTGTCAATAATAGATGTGCATGGTCGTTTAATACCTATCAACCCCTTTGAATATGTCACAAGATGATTGGGTTGATCAAAGAAATAAGAATAAGAATATTAATGTTTTTTAACCCAACAGAAGAATGTTCCGACTGTAAAGGTACTGGTTGGTGTGGTTATCCATGCCCATCCTGTCACGGTTGGGGTTATACATGGTGGGATTGGAAAACAGGTAAACAAGGATACGTAGATGGTCATAAATGATTGAATTAAAACACGTTAGATTTCGTAACTTCATAAGCTACGGTAACCAATGGACTGACTACACATTTCAAAATGGTATCACCAGAATTGCAGGAAAGAACGGTGAGGGAAAATGTTTATGTCAACAATCTCAGGTACTTATAGATATAAAAGACCCTATAGTATTAGAAAAATTCTTATCTTTTGTAAATAAGAATTGAACCTAACAGTGAAAAAAGGGGTGGCCAAGAGCGTGATAGATTACGAGATATTTCATTAACTGAAATGGGATACAAAATCCATCATGTAAAAGAACGAGATTACAATAATGATAGAGAAAACACAATTAACAAATGTTTGGAATTTTTAAATGATTGAAAGTACTGTAGGCGACATAACCAGATTTTATAACGAATACCCAGAATACATAGGGGAAATAGGAGTGGCTACTAGACACGGTATCAAAGAGGTAGAATACGCTAGTATCACGGCTTATGATTCGGATGTGATAGAAATTAGAACGTCCAATAGGTTTATTAAGGGTAGTCCAGACCACAAATTGTTTGGGGGTGGTTCGTGGGTGGCTATGAAGAACATCAATCTAAAAGATATGTTGAATACGGTTGATGGCCCAGAGGAGGTGATAGATATCATAAATCACCAAGATAAAGATGATTTGTATGATTTGCAGGTTAAGGATGTTCATGAGTTTTATGCCAATGGAGTGGTATCCCACAATTCATCAATCATTGACGCTATCTACTACGCTATGTTTGGTAAACCATATAGAAAAGTAAACGTCCCTACACTGGTTAACTCTGTAAACAAAAAGAACCTTGAAGTTGAGCTCACGTTCGTTAAATCTGACAAAGAATACAAGATCATAAGAGGAATCAAACCTAATAAGTTTGAAATCCTTTGTGACGGTGAATTGCTTAACCAAGATGCCTCTAAGCTGGACTATCAAGATTTCTTTGAGCAAAACGTGCTCCTATTTAATTCTGACATCTTCCAACAAATAGGGATCAAGTCATTGACCAAATACGAGTCATTCCTTACTCTACCCAAGCAGAGAAAACGTCTTATCATTGAAAATATCTTTGGTATCACCATTCTATCTGATATCAGGGATAAGAATAAAGAAAAGATGGATGATCTTGAAAGTCATTTACACGATTTGAAGAATCAAGAAGCCAACCATAACCTTCTATTAGATCAAGAGTTAAGAAACATCGATGCATTGAAGGCACTCAAAAAGAAATTGGAAGCTGAAACTGACGAACGCAACAAAGAAATCAGTGAAGATATTGATGCCAAAAGATTACATATCACCAAACTTGATGAGGGATTGGAACGGATTAAGAACCAAGAAACTATAAGGAATGGTCTTAACAAGAAACAATTGATCATAACCAAGGAAATCAAGAAATTAAAGAAGGTCGTTGATGATTGTCATATCAAGATTACCATCTTTGAGGAAAAGTTACAGTTCGTTAAAGACAAATGTGCTGGATGCCCTAAGATTACTGACTTGGAAAATGATTCTGATATGAGCTCTGAATTTAGCACCATCTTGGCTACCGAAGATAAAATGATGAAATTGGATCAGGCTGATGAAAAGTTTCAGACTGACATCGATTCTTGTGATAATCTTATATCTAATAAATCCTTTTTAATGCGTACAAAACGTGCTAAGAAAGAAGAAGTTGATAAGTTAAAACAAGAACTTAAGAAGAAGAAACAAGACTCTATAGTGATTGATCAAACTGTCTTTGAAAGATATAATAAAAATCTGAAAGACATTCTCCAGAATATTGATGATGCCAATGAGGGATATAAGTATAACAATGCTATTAACAGTATCCTACAAGACGATGGTATTAAATCATATATTATTAAGAGGTACTTACCATTACTCAATAAACTTCTCAATACGTATTTGACTAAGTTTCAGTTGGATTTGGAATTAGAATTTAACGAACAGTTGGATATTGAAATCAAAACAAAGTTTAAGGAAAATTATTCACACGATTCTTTCAGTGAAGGCGAGAAAAGACGGATGAATATCAGTATCATGCTGACGTTATTAGAATTTTGCAAACTCAAGAATTCTAGTGCCAGGACTAATATATTGATATTAGATGAGGCTGCTAGTGGTCTTGACCCAGAAGGTGAAAATGTTCTATATGCTTTACTGCGTGAAATATCGGAAAAGAATAATTTGGAAATCATCACAATTAGTCATCAATCAGTGATAGACCCAGAACAAATTGACCGACATTTCATGGTTAATATGAATAAGGGATTTTCTAATATAAATTTGGTAGAAGAATCTTAAATTTGCAATTCTCTGTTTAGATTTGTTGTGGTTAGAGGTTGACGGTACTGATAATATCGTCTTCCTTATCTTTATTTATATAAATAACTGTGACTATCAATTAAAGGAGCAATTATGCATATTAAAATACCTGGTTTTCCACAAATCAACGTGACATCTTTCTCAGCTTATACTGCTGCTGATGCTGCACAAGTCGAAACAATTACAGCGGTTGCTGATGTTGCCGACAGTTTAAACAACAAATTCTTTTTCCTATACACGCCAGGTGATGCTGCCGTGTATCTACTTTGGTTTAATACTGGAGCGGGTGTTGCACCAAGTGTGCCAAACACCACTTCCGTAGAAGTGACTATCACAACGAATGCAACTGCAGACGCTGTTGGTCTTGCATTAAGGACTGCTATCAATGCAATTGGTGGTGCTGGGGTGATCTATGTCACATCAGGCGCAACTAATCAGTGTATTGTTACTCACCAATCAGTTGGTGGTGCAACTTCTATGCATGATCCAAATCTTGAAACAGGGACAGACGTTACTGCTGCTTCTGGTATGGGTTTTGTCAATACAACACCTGGTACAAATGTGGTGACTTCCGCAGCTGATTTCTGGAGAATTCAAGGAAGTTTTGCTGACATTAAAGCAGTTCAGCAAGGAAATCAATTCATTCCTATCCCTTTTGCTAGGGTGGCTGTTGATGTTTATGTACATTCACACCAAATAGTTTACATCACTCCATAATTTGACTTTCTGAGTCAAATGTGTTATAATCTCTGCAAGTATAGTGATTACTATATCTAATATTTGCGGAGAATTATATGGCCAAACCGAGCCTCATTAAAGACGAATACGTACCAACATCTGGTACAACCCTTGCAAAACATACTGGAATTAGAGAATGGATCAGCACTGGTAACCTTGCCGTGAATCTGGTTATTTCTGGTGATGTACATAAAGGATTCCCAACGGGGAAGATTACACAATTTGCTGGTCCTGAATCAGTAGGAAAATCCTTTGTTATTGGAAAATGTGCCAAAGAAGCACAAGAACAAGGTTACACCGTTTACTGGTTTGACAGTGAAGGTGCAGTGGAACCACAAAAATTGATTGACATGGGCATTGACCCTAACAAATGCTACATCATTGTAGATAACGTAATCAAGCATATCCAAACTGAAGTCCTCAAATTATTGGATGCGACAGACGCCAAGAAACACAAAAGACTTATTATCATTGACTCACTGGGTAACTTAGTATCTGGGAAAGAAAATACCGATGCCATGACAGGTAACGATAAACAAGATATGACCAAACCTAAAGAGCTTAAGTCACTCATGAAAACTATTGCTGTCCCAGCATCAGTTAAACAAGTCCCTATATTGGTTGCCAATCACGAATACCAAACAATTGAGATGTTTTCCAAGACTGTTCAATCAGGTGGAAAGGGCATAGCTTATAACAGCTCTACGATCCTATCAATGACTAAGTCAAAGGAACAATCCAAGGATAAGAAGAAACAACTTGGTTCTGGGATGCGATGTAAAGCAGTTAAGAATAGATGGGCAATCGAAGGTATGATTGTAAAACCTGTGATCATGTTTTCTACTGGATTGACCAAATATTCAGGACTCTTTCAGCTGGCTATTGATCATGACTGGGTGGTTTCACCAAAGAATGGTTCTTATAGTTTCAGGACAGAAAAAGATGCGGATATCAACGCTTGGACATCACCTGAGCAAAAAGCAAAAGAAAAGAAAGATAAGACTCCACCTAAGGGCTGGTCTGAATTATTCAAGGTTGGACATTTTGGAAACAATCCTGAACTGTGGGACAATTTGCTTAAATTAGGTTTTGCTGATACACTTAATCAGAATTTCTCATATCAGAATCATCTTGCTAATCTACCAGAAGACGAAGTGGAAGATTTGGATGAGCCATAGGAAGAATAATGAGTATGTGCTGGAAAAATACCGTCATGGTGGGTATGATATTACCTATCCCTGAGGGGGAAGATTATGACGATCTGTATTATGACTACATTGACAATTCAAATTTAGACGTGGTCTATCCTGACGACTATTCTGATCATTGGATTATAGGTGAGTTGCTCTATGAACACGACAAACATGATGTGTCTGGGGTTGAAAGTATCAGCCTAGAGCACTTGACAGTTTGCAAAGCGTCTGTCATAATGCAAATAGAAAAGTTTTTCAAAGATAAGAATCTAACACACGAGATTGATGTGAGACTGTTTATGTCTTCACATTGGCGATAAGGAATAAATTGATTGAAGAAGTAGTTTTTAATCATCTTTTTAAAGATGCAAAGTATTTTAGCGTAGTTTTTCCATACCTCAAACCAGAATTGTTTGAAGATAGAAAGGCGCAAATCATCTATGATAAGATGAATCAGTTTTTCGTAGATTACTCCAAGAAGCCAAGTTATAAAGACATTGGCTTCATGTTACAAAATGATAGTAAAATATCAAAACAAGATACCAACGATGTAGCCAAATACCTCGTTGGTATTAAGAATGAAAAAACAGAAATCCATCCAGAGTTGGCCTTCGATGAAACGGAAACGTGGATTCAGGATCGCACCATGGAAATGGCTATTATATCTTCACTGGCAATCTTAGAAGATAAGAAATCAAATGCACCACGGGGAGCTATCCAAGATTTAGTAAGGGAGGCACTCATGGTGTCTTTCAACGATAACCTTGGTCTTGAATATGGAAAGGATGCTGAAGCTCAGTTTGAATTCTATACAAAGACGGAAGATACTTTCGCAGTGGACATCGCAGCAATCAACGAATCCATAGGTGATGGATATAGACGTAAATGTTTATACCTATTCGTTGGTAGAGTGAACGTAGGAAAAACCTTGTGGTTATGTCATCAAGCGGCATCACTATTAAAATCAGGGAAGAATGTAGTCTATATCACTGCTGAAATGAGTGAGAATGCTATTACAAGACGTATTGATGCCAATGTACTACAAATGGAAATGGACACCCTTGGCAAGTCTTTAAAGCACGACAAATACATGGATAAGGTGAATCAATTCGTTAAGAAAGATCACGGTAAACTCTTTGTAAGGGAATATCCAACATCTTTTGCAAGTAAAACACATATCATCAACTACTTACAAGACTTAAAGATTAAAAGGAATTTTGAGCCTGATGTTATTGTAGTAGATTACTTGAATATCTTAGCATCTAGTAGATTGTCTGCTGCTAAGAGTGCTGAATCATATCATTACATGAAGGCTGTAGCGGAAGAATTAAGATCAATTGCACAGGAATATAATTGTGCTTTGATTACTGCCACTCAGTTGAATAGAGAATTTGCTAACAAGGATGCTGCTGATATGGACATGACAGGTACCAGTGAATCATTTGCTATCCCTGCGACAGCGGATTGGATGGGTGCTATTATGCAAACGGAAGAACAACAAGCTTCTGGTGAGTATTGGTTCAAGGTACTAAAGACAAGATTCAATGAATTCAATAACAAGGTCTACACCGTTGGTGTAAATCGTGCTAAGATGCAGTTGACTAATGTTGATGAATCATCACAGGCTATGTCTATTGTTGGTAAGGATAAATTGAAAATGTTAGAAAAGAAAAACAAACACCTGAAAACTGAAACTGATGTAGACGAAGATGGTGGTGAACGCATATTTCTTTTTCATGATGAATAATGATTGAACCGTGGGCCCATATCACTATGAAAAATGGTGATGTGGTATCGTTTGCAACTAAGGAAGCACTTGACAACTGGGGTGGACACCCCGAGGGTTTATTTTGGACTCAGGAAGAAATAGACGAAGCTAAGATAAAGGCAAATATTTTGATAAATGAAATGTTAGGTAAAAAAGATGATATATGATATTGAAACATCCA